TCCTCACAAGGTGAGAAGGGATCCAAATGCTGGCTTGCACTTCTTTAGGGTGCTTCTGCTGAATGGAACATCGTCCTTCTCAATTAGGGTGGTCCAAGGTAGCTACGTATTCCTTTGTGGTTTTAAGCACACTGCACGAAAGCGTCTCCGGGACCATGTTTGGTTGCGGAACCAGGAGTTGCACCTGGGTCTTGAGCTTATGAGACTCATGTAATTCTACTTTACCATTCCGCTATATTCAGTGAGGACTTAACACGTCCTCTGATGTATTACAGTACTAAAACTAGTACCACAATGATTGCGACTACAACGCCGCCAATCACTAGTAGTCTGCGGCCTTTGCCGCCTTCACCATGTTCCATGATAATCTCCTATAGGACTATTATTAAAAACAGAATGACTGCTAAGCCACCTGCTACATACGGGTAGGCTTTTATTCCTTCCACGACTTTCTTAAAAAATTCATTAAACTTTTCTAACATTCTAACCTCTCATTAACCATGTTATCAGGGAGTATCCCCTTAAATCGGACTTACCTACAAAGGTTAGACCAGTTTCACCTGCTATTAGGTTCATAAAGTGAGCATCGACCTTCCAATCGACCTTTCCTACTCTTTCTGAGGGAAACATCGGATCTGACTTCCATCCTCTTGGATCGACGTGCTTATGACCAGATACTTCTCTAATCGAAGGATAATCCTTCTTTAGTACCTTGAGCAGTTGGATCGTGCTAGAAAGCTGTTTAGCGTTCATCGGTCCGAACCGTCCTCCGCCTACGAAGGATACACCTATGGTGCCTCTGTTGTTCTTGTATGCGTGTGCTGTCCATTTGGACGCAGGCACGAATTCATGTATATCACCTTTTTTGGTGATGATATAGTGGTAACCAAGACCACGTTTAATGAGCGTTTGTACTGCGCCGCTCATAGTACCACCGGCTGTGTGGTGTAACACTACACGATATGGTTTAATCCATCGTGTTTTTGTGTTAAATATGCCGTGTCGTTTCTTCCACTTCATAGATTAAATACTATCAAGAGTATAACTATTGCTGCACCTATGAACAAAGGTAACATCTTCGGATTGTTTAAACTCATCTATTTTCCCCAAAACTTGAATAATTCTCTAATTCCCCAAACTGCCATCATCATTCCGCCGAATATCATGATATACCAGTCAGGGACTGCTGCCATTACGTTATCGAAGTAACCTTTAACGTGACTTGGGAAGAATGCGCCCAAAATCAGTGGTAACCACAATAATACGAACGAGACACGCTTCATCCACTTGTCCGAACGTCTAATCTGTTCTAACGCCCACAATGAGTCTTTTGAAGACTTATCTAGCGCTAATTCGCGTAATCTGGTCTCAACGGCCATCTTGCGCTCATGTTCCATGAAGTTTAATTCACGTGTTCTGTCATAGCGATCCCGGACTACACCGGTGATTGCTTTGATGACGGCCACTATCGGACCGGCAATAATACTTAATATTGGACCCATGTCACTCCCTGCACTTGAAGAATAAAAATACCCTTTTCCCTACCTCTTATACACAAGTATAACACATAAATTCACGTTTGTCAAGTATTTAGTGCAAATAAGTTAAAATAAGTGCATATTTGTTGCAAATGCAACGATTTAGCCTAATTATTGCAGTTGAAACGATAAAGGGCAATACTTTAACCAGTAACTGTCGTAATGTGCCTTATACTGACCATTAAGTGCCATAATCTGCTTTAACTGTCTAAATACGGTACATTAACTCGTTCGCTGTTCGCAATCAGCGATCACTATAAATCACGAATGAAAGGTATATCGTCGTATACCTTTACATCTGACGGTTCTTGTATCTCTTTTAGAGTTCTTTCTAGCATCTCTATCAGATCTTCTCTAGATCCGCAGGAATACAAAGTCAAATGCTCAGAAACACCGACAAGGTGGTCCTTATGGTCATAGTAACATTCAAAGACACCATATCGCTGTTCATCCTCAAAAGTATCCGGATCTTCAGTATCATAACGTAAAACTCGTAACTTTTGATATTTGTTAAAACTATTCATAATTTATCTCCCCATTAATCCCGTACGGTAATGTTTTCACACTTTTGGCTTCTTTTTGTGAATTTTACCCCGTACGGTAACTTTCTTAGCCCACGATTTACTGAAATACCGGTAAACTACTCTACTACCGGCTATTAACAGCCATATGCCGTAATATCCGAATAATAACACCAATACTGCTATCCAAACACCTGTATCATCCATAATTACCTCACTATCGTTAGTTTAGGGTGTTGTTTTCGACACCACTTCTTAAATTCGGTTGCGTCTTTCATTAAGTCATGAAAACTACGATCCCGGGCATCTTCCGCACTCAGGTTCATCCTATTGGTAGAACCATCATCGAATCTATATTTTATATGTACTTTAACTACTTTCATCGTATTCCCTCCATTTTTGCGTCTGGTCCGAAGTCCTCAAAGACTAATGACGGATATTCGTCTACATCTAGAGTCATATGCACTAATTGGTCTAGCACTTCTTGTTTACTAGCTCCTCTCAGCCCTAATCCATCTTCAGTACAAGCAACAGGCTTGCCTTCCACATCATAATAGACTTCAAATACATCGTAACTCACGGTGTCTTCTAAGTTATCATTTACATCATCGAATCGTAAGATCCTATAGTTCCAAGTCTTCATAACAATTTCCTCCTCTGGTTATTGAATTGTTACCTACAGTATATCATTTTTGGAGTCCCTTGTCAAGTCTTTTGATCTTCCCTTTTTATGGTGTCCAATAAGTCGTGCCTAAAAAGCATGCTTCCTTAACACAAGTTGCTTATAATCCCTCTAGAGCGTACCTAAATTGGGTATTATCGTACCCAAACAGTGAACGTTACCCCATTTAATGATTCATTACCCCCCATTTGACGTCCAGGTACGTAATTGCAGGAGATATGGGACCCTGTGGTGCGGTAACCCCGTAAATAGTGCGTCCGTTGGGGCCCCGTTGTGTCATCATATGGCTTTATCTTTGGGGGCCCCCCTCCTCCGTGATAGGGGTCCATCCTATGCAACCGTGCGTGTAGTGAGAACATAGAACATGAGAACAAATACACACCCCACCCTATGATCTCATACCCAATGCCTCTCTTTATGGACACATATGCACACATATACACACCCACGTATGTGGTGTTGCGGCCTACCTAGGACACATATCATGGTGATTGTAGAATGAATAGGTATGACTACTCAATACATACATGTAATGAATAGGTCACACATACATACCACGTGCTGACGCACGTTTATATATATATATACATACGTATAGTCATATAGGGGTATATATATACTATAGGGGCTATATACATAGCCATATATATATATTATATGAGGGGCATAGTATAACCTATCACACTAGTTGCTCTCAATGAATAGCTCCGAAGTAGAGCATTAGTTCCCATATGCCTGCGCTTAGTATCATATGGAACAACCAGAATAGGAATATACCTTGATATAGCTGTAATAATATCCTCATACAGAGAATACTATCAGTATTATCATGGCTATGATGAAGCCAGCCCACGTCCATGGGCCGTATATTCCTCTATTCATGTGGCCACTGCTTAAGTTTAGTCAGTCCTAATTGCTTAACTTTAGTCATTGAGCTTCTAAGTGTTATAGCTACGAAATAGCTCATAATACCTATTGTCCCGACTACAAGTAGGAAGAACCCTACAATTAATACTGTGCTTATTGCTAAGTCTATCATGGTATACTCCTCGGTGGTTTGTTATAGGCTTTCATAGCCTTATCTTCGTCATCAGTCATAAAATCAAACTGTTGACCTCTAGCGTTAGTTAGTTTAACTACGTAGAAGACAGTGCCATCGTCTTCAATAGTCTCCATAGTCACCTCGACTACTCTTCGTTCCTCATCTTTCATCTATCTCTCCTATAATTATCACCGCAGGACTGACATAGTCCCCATCCCCAGAATTGTGATCGTTGTCTCTTGATCATATCACTACAATTTGTGGTCCTATCACCCAAATATAGGTGCTTAGGATTATTACAACTTGATACGTCACATTTATGTAATACACACATTTCCTGATCAAACTCACCATTAGCAAGTGCATAAGCAAATCTATGTGATCTATAACTCTTGCCTTTAAAATGAAATACACCATAGCCTTGTCTGTCTTTGGCAGCTATCCAAAGCCAGCAATTGTCAGACTTATCTACTTTATTCCAAAATCTCTTCATTATTGTCTCCTATGATGCTTACGCCATACAAAGTTATGATAATAACTGTATAACCTGTAGTATGTAGCACGTACTGCGGCGTGAAACCATGACTCATAGTTCTGTACATACGTATAAAACCATACATCACGTGTCACACCATCAATTATTACATTATATTGAGCTGTCATGACTCTCACCTGAAAGCCTCTGTGTCGCCATAGATAATCTTGTAAAGGCCCATCAACCTGTACTATCTCTAGTTGCTTACTAAACTTGAAGTGTTTAGATGAGCTGTAATGATTATCTTTAAGCCACTCACTCATATGCTTATACTCACTATCATTGCTAATCCCAATATTAATGAACCAAACGCTAGCTTATGTAGATACGAAGCCTTAGGCTCCTTGAGTATCTCACGTGCCATGAATGCATTTAGTATTAAATACACTACCATCATGAATAGCTCAGGTTGTGCCAGTTGAATCATCTTCCATCTCCTTCTCTAGTTCGATTATCTGTTGCATCACTAGTACGAAGCCAGTAATCTGCTGTGTCAGTGCTCGTATCAACTCTGGATCATCAAATCCATATTGCTCAGCCACTGTATCAGCTATACGCCCTGCGTAAAGCATAATTTTATTGTCTAATTGTACCTTTTGATCATTCATAGTGCTACCCATATCCCAAATATTGCCCCAGCTGAGAGTATCAGCCACCCGATTGTGCTCATGACTGGACTACTATTGAAGTACCGCATGAAACTACTACTAAATATGATTGGTGGCATGCCGTAGCGATGCCTCCAGTCTGATCCAGGGTCATACCTAGGCTTATTAGCCTGTTCCTTCTCACGTATGAACTTGGCAATGAATGGATGGTCATCAGGGTCTAATGGTACTGTGTTCTCCATGAATAGGCCCTTGTATGACTCGTACAGCTCATAAGACATGTGCGCATCATTCGCACGCTCAAGCATGATGGGGTAATGTATGCGCTTATCAGCAACATCACCACGTAATAGCTCTATCATGAATGGTCTGTACATTTGTGGGTCAAAGTATATCATACGGATACCCACAATCTCACTAGTTTCTTTGTTCAAGCCCCAACTGGACTCTAACACACTGTATTTTTCGCGATAACGTGGCATTATAACTTCCTCCATCGTTTATTATTACAAATTCTGCTTATATTAGACGGACACACCTGATATTCAGCAGCTAGAGACCTCTGGGTCTCGCCCTGTTTATGTCTACGCCTTATGTCTAAAAGAAATCTAGGCATATTGCTCTCCTTTACGTATAATAGCTAGAATTTGCTCAAACTGTTCGTGCGTAAGGCTATATGTTTCGGGATTATTGCCTACTACTTCTATCCCAGCTCTGTGATCACCTAAATTAGTCTCTTTCACGAATAAAGTACGCACATCATACATAGTTTCCACATCATCCCAATCAGATTGTTTCTGCTTAACACGTATGTTAGCTACCTGATCATATTCATCTTGAATGATAGACGTAGCCTCTTCAACTAGCCTCTTAGCTCGTTCCTCAGATATGGCAGCTTCGTTCTTTGCTCGAAGCTCACCCATCCAGCGCTTACGCCAGTAGAATGGACCAGACTCACGTCCGGGCATCCACCATACCTCTCTATCGTCTGCGGACTCACCTTGCATGAAAAAAGAATACAAAGCGTATCCACCTAGTGCTAGTATTACTATCAGTAGTAACCAACCCATTACCGGTCCCTCCCTAGTTCACGCTCTAATTCATTTGCCATATGCAAATACAAGCGGCGTAATGCCCTAAGGTGATGTACATACTCTTGCTTAAACTCAGCACTCTTATGTTTCTTAAGGGTTAAACTGTCTTCGACTACAAATTTAGTTACTATGTCTTCGAATCTCATGGTTCTATCAATGCTATGGGCTAATCTACTCATTGCAATTCTCCAGTTGGTTAAACGCATCACCATTTGATGCGATTAGCGGGTCTAAACGCTTCATTCTCCGCATCTTTAAGTTTCTCGTAGTCATTATCGACACGAGTCCAGTAATCTAGTTCTTTCGCTACTAAATCCTCCTCATCTTTAAATATCTCATTCATAATATCTGACATGTAATCTAATTTACTCATATCCATCTCCTGTAATCTTTAACAAACCTGCGCATAGTTCCTGCGCCCTTGTATGTATTATAGTACAATTTCCAGAAGGCTGCAAGTGCCCAGATATCTTTAGGATCATCTGGTATGTCATCTTTAGCTCTTCTGTACACTAAATATGCTATCGCACATGCATAGGTCATATTCGTGACAAGCTCGCTATCACTGCGTGGATTGGCTGTCAACTGTCGTATCTTTGTTTCCAAACCACGTTGGTATGGTATGTAATTTAACCACAAGTCAGCGTGCGTAGCTGGCTCTATTTGGAAGGCACTAAGTGCACGTCCACCTATTTGTTTCATTAGTCTACCACCAAGGCTCTCATGGGCCACAGTGCCGAACAATAGCTCTTCTGCTCCTGCAGAATACTCACCTAAATGTTCTAAAGTAGGTCTTATTACATGTTTTCTAAACTGTTCGGGGGCTATTCCCCTGCCATTGTACGACATAATTCTATTTCTCCTCTACTGTTACTTTAATTATAGCACTATTTCAGCCACTTGTCAAGTAATAGTTGACATCTATCACTCAGTGTGCTATACTTAGAGTATGGAGGTACTAAATTATGGACAAAATGTGTAATTGTGGTAACTTAATTAAGGTAGACTTTAAAAAGAGGAGAGCGATAGTGTGTAGTTTTTGCAGTAAGAGGGGATTTCATGTGAATGATGCGTCATTTGACATAGATTCCAGCACTGAAAGAGGTAAAGATGAGATATTTGATAAGCTCATTGACTTTTCCATGGCGGAAACAGTCAACATAGAGAAATGGATACCAGATTTCTATTGTGATACCAATATCGACTGTGGACACGTGCATTGTCAGGTTCCTAAGCTTAGCAAAGGTGATGAAGCGTTGCCCTTAAAGCAACGAATGTACGTAGTAACAGCTGTTCCTGATGCCCAGGAGCATCTCAAAGAACGTAAAGGTCCGTATTGGAGTAATTTGTTCTTACATCTTGGTATTGTATCGGCACTTGCATTGATACTCTACTTGTGCTATAATATATAGTAATATATATATATATAATGATTTATATACTATAAATCATATATACATAACATGTCTATGGACATGTATATGAGATGAGTAGTTACTCACTCATCATGGGGTGTGTTAAGAAAGAATTTCACTCATCCCTTGACAAGGGGTTCAAATTGTGGTATACTTTAAGTAACAGATAGGAGAAAGACATGAAACATTTATTGAAATATGCAGTAGGTTGGGCAGTATTAGCAGGCGGAGTTACCTTTGCGACTGGTTGCGGTGTTCGAGTAACACCTCATGCTAATCCTATCTACTCACAACCAAGATATAGTCCGATAATTATACCGTTCATAAGACCGGCATACCAGCCACGATATCGACCATCAAAGCGTCATATGCGCCCAACGAAAAGACATCACACTCGTAAGCTACGACCAAGAGTCAGACCAGGAAGAACGCACAGAGCGCGTCCTGATAGGCATAGAGCTAGACCAGCACATCGTAGCAGGCCTAAGCACAGACGTGGCGGCAGAAGAGGTGAGTTAGTCAGTTTAAATGGGACACGTGAGGGTTACGGACATCCAAGAAGACATCATAGGTTCGCACCACAACCGGTGTATGTACCTATACAGAACCCTGATCCGTTTATACGTCCTGATCTAGGACCAGCGGACATGATTCACTGTCAATTTATTAATAACTCTGATAGAGATGCACGAGTCATGGTCAAAGTGACACACAGCGTACATAGAAGGGCTATGCCTGGATTAACACCACTTAAACGAGTGGAACGTACATATATAACTATTAAGGCAAAGAGCTCTAAGCTAGCTGCCTTCAAGATTGGGGCATCCACACAAGGTGGTACTCATGAGGTAGTCGTCCTTAAAGGCGACGTTCAACATCAATGTAGATTTGGGAGAAGATGATTATGGCATTTAGCGATAATTTACCCGATAAGAAATACTTTATCGGAGCTGCGGTAGGCGCAGTATTAGCAGGCGGAGTTATATTCGCTACAGGGGTATTCGAGAGACCTTTCGTACCTAGTAAAGAGACGTGTTCTACGTTCTTTGAAACTAGAAACGGTAGATCAGTGTGTATCATTTATCAAAGTAAGGAAGGCACTGTCACACAGAAGGAGTTCTTAAAGGAACACCATAAGGTGAAGAAGGTCGGACCTGTAAAAAAGTGAAACGGGGTAATCCCGTGTTTAAACCACTGTTTACTCCAGCAAGATAGGAGATAGCAATGGATATGTTCACTTTATTCGTGGCCTTAGCTATACTAGCGACGGCCGTCGTATTAACCAACTGGTGGTATAAATGATGTTTGAAGGTTTTTTAGTATCAATAGCAAATGTTATCCTTGGACTAGGTGCCCTAGCGGTATTCTTTGGCATCATGGTAGGCATTTATTGGATGAATCAAAACGAAAGGGGGGATGATAAGTGAGTATAGTTAAATTATTAGTAATCTTTACTGCACTAGCTGTGCTACAAGGATGTGCTACGATGAAACGTAAGTTCAATCCAGACACAGCTAAACCCGTACCAGCTATTCCAGCACAGGTCACCGAGACCTTTGTGCAATGTGAAATAGAGATACGCAATCCAGGACATCGGAGAGCTACAGAGGATGCTGTGCTAAAGTATGGTAGGAAGACAATACCTATCTATGTGCCAGCAGGTAAGGAGACTAGGAGAAACTATACTGTAGTCTTAAAGTTACCTGACCGTAATGTAACATCGTTTAGGGTCGAAATGCGTAACTTAGGACGCGGCAATTGTAAGAGGATGAGATAATGGTATTTGGGGCAGGGCGTTTAATCGCTGTAAAGTTATTAGTAGCGGGTAGTATAGTACTACCAATAGGCATAACGGTGGAAGACACGTACCACCAAATGCCCAACACAGGTCCATCTGCTGTGTATCTCTTAAATGAGATGGTAGACATGGAATATGTATTTTGGGGGATACCAAAGGAGGACGATCATGGGAGTTTATGAAGTAGCATTGGGAGTAGCACTAGGTATGATGGTATATAATGTCATGCTAGGCGCAACGTTAGCATTATTCGCACTAATCCGTTTTGGCATAGATAGCCTAAAGGGAGACAGTGATGGATAGCAGTATCTGGATAGGTGTAGGCATCTTAGTAATTGGTTTTGGAGCGTTCGGCATGGCCGCAGCGGGGACTATCTTTATGACAGCAGCCCGTAACTTCAAACAGAATAGAGCTCCACCAGCATTCAGAGTGTCCGAAGAAGAGGTACAAATAGCGGACGAAGGAGAACAAGATGACAACACACATTAAACAAACGCACACAGACTCGCTTCTAGAGCAGGTAGTGCACACTGGTATGGGGATGTTAACTACATTCCTGTTCCTTTATCTATTCTTTCCAGAGATACCCGTGATCACAAGCGGGATAGGCACAATTGCCGTTACAGCGGTAAAATTCGTGATTCACTACAGTATTAGGCGTTATTTCACAGCAAAACGCCGAAACTTACCTCGGGAGCAGTAATTATGGGCGATAAGCTATTACTAGTGGCAGCATATAGTTTAGCAACTATAATCTATACACTGATAGTAGTGCCCTTTATCCTCGTATGTCTAATATTTGTTATAATAGTATATGCGAGCCAAGCCTACATGTTTACGTTAAACATAATAAAAGATCTATTAGGGCTTGACAACAACCTATGAACTATGTTATACTGTAAGTGACTGAACAAACATTTAACCTTTATAGGAGAACGACATGAGTAGACGAGACGAATATAGATATGATCACTGGCTAGCTAAGCTAATCGTAGCTATCCTGGTTTGTGGTCTACTACTGGCAGGCAGGTACACTGGTACCTTTGCTTTCGACGCCGTAGCAGTCTTTGTATGGCTGTTCGGAGTTAACTTTATAGGGCATGTAATAGAATGCATAGCTCATCACCGGGTGAAACACCCATGGCTATAAGAGGAGAAAAGATTATGATTAGGTTATTATTATTGATAGCCGTAGTAGGTTTATCATTAGCACTGTTCGTATCAGTGAAACAGAACAAAGTACTAAAGTACGAGGTACAGTTTCTAACTGATAACTATGAATTAGTACATAAGAGTATGGACGAGGTTAAACATAAATATTTAACTGAGTACAACAAGGTTCAAGATTTGCGAGCCAAATTAATTTACTTAAAGAGGAAATTAGACAATGTTAAGATCATTAAGCATCCTAGCCCTGTTACTAGCATTTCTATGGAGTAGTGTCGGAGTAGCTAAGCTATCCGTACAGGAACATAAGAAATATGGTAAGAAGTATACTATATATAGTATGATTGAAGCAGATATTAAGATATATAACAAACTTATTAGACGGCTACAACGTGCGAGAACAGGTGAAGTAGTATACATTGTCGTGAAAGATAATAGAGGAGGATATATGAGGACGCTGAGTAAGCTAACCTATCATATATCAGCGAGTAGAGGCACGGTTATAATGGAAGCACAAGGCTTCATTGCAAGTGCAGCTGCGTTAATAGTATTTCAGGGTGACCTGGTTCGTGTTAATTATAAGTCACGGATACTATTCCATAACGTACGCTATACTACTAGAGCAGGACTGGTGATACCATCAAGGATCAACCAGAACTCACCGCAGAAGGTTTATACCTATCATGCATCACTGAATTGGTTCAAAAAAACAAGAGTGGCACCTATGCTCACCAAGAAAGAGTGGAACAATCTAATTGATGGCGCTGATGTCGTCATATGGGGCAAGAGGATCTGTAAACGAGGATATAAAACTCGTGTTATAGCCGATCGCAATGATTCGTGTTTAGTTAGGGGAGTTAAAGAATGAAACACACAATTTATACAGAATATGTTGATAGGTCTATAGATGACGTTACTGCGTCGTCGGCTAGACTCGAAAGCCTACCGTTAGCCTTCAAAGCTAACCCGGAGTTCAACATTGCAGAGGCACAATTAGTAGACGCATTAGAGGCGCTAGATGTGCTACGAGAGTATATTCTTGAGATAGAGATGGACATGCAGGAGTGGTCTGACGCTACGCCTGGTCCAGAACTCGAGAATTATGCAGATAAACATGGTAAATAAGGGGAGAAACATCATGAGTAGTAAATACGACGCTAAGTGGACAGGCTATGGCCACGTGGTAACATTTAAGAGCACTGACAATAAAGCAACCGGAAGAGGTTCTTGGTTCTCAGTGTACGTAGATGGAGTACACAAAGCAGGCATGGGAGATTATAACCATGCTAAGGCATTATTCACAGGTATCATTAATCAGGTGCGAGATGAGCAAATTAGTTAATGCACATCTTCCATGTGATGACTGTGGGTCATCAGACGCTTTGGCTGAATACGAGGACAGTACTTACTGTTCCTCGTGTGGCCGAGCCAGGAACAAACGAACTGAGAAGTCATTCTTTGATAAGCCGGAGGGTTTAGAAAACAATAGCAATACTTCCCTCCAACTGCCGCCGAATTCAACAGCGCGGCTGAGCCCTGCGGCTCTCAAGTGGCTTCTCACCTATCAGGTGTTCGAGGACATATGTAAGGATTATAACATTAGATATGATTATAGATCTAATAGAGTTATACTACCATCATATTCATCGGACGGAACATTAATGTTTTATCAAGCGAGAGCTTTGAGTAAAGAAGACCAACCGAAGTATTTATCAGTAGGTAGTAAGCAATCTTTATTCTGGTCTAAAGGACCATACGATAACAAGACCACCATAGTACTAGTAGAAGACATGCTGAGTGCTATAAGGGTGGGTAAGGTCGTGCAGACCGTATCGTTAATAGGCACGTCATTAAATAAAGAGAAACTCTTGCACTTGAGTCAAGACTATGCTATAATTATAGTATGGATGGACGGAGATAAGGAAGGACAGAGAGCAGCTAAGAAATTAGTTAAGCAGTTATCCTTACTGACGTCCAATGTGTTTAACGTAACAACAAGGCAGGATCCGAAATGTTTATTCGAAAGCGACATTCGCAAAGAACTAGCACCTTATTTAAGCTGACTGATGGTTTTCAGAGCACTAAGAAAGACTTAATAGAAGTCTTGAATATAGTGAAGAATACGGGATATCCCCATACTCTTACTATGCTTAGTACAGACCACTACAATCTAGTAGTGTTTTGTCCGAATGATGTGTTAGAATTTGATTTGAGGAAGTAAATGATTACAGAACTTACACTGTTAAGACTATTCGTAGATAGTCATGAGATACACTCATGCTATGCATCCTTCGTAAAGAGGGAAGCACTCACAGTCGAAGTGAAGACTATCTTAGAGGATATAGGAGCGTACTACGCTACCTTTGGAGACGAGACCTTCATAGAGGTAGAGAAGTTTGCGCTATGGTTCCATCAAGTACGGCATCCACAGATGACGGAGACAGAGCATACAATGTATACGATGATCTTCGACAGACTTAACCAAGAGGAAGTAGATCAAGACTCTGACTTTGTTAAGCTAGTAATAGAACATTTTAAACAAGAGGCTTTTAAAGAGAAGATACAAGATCTCTTAGAAGATAATGAGTTACCAATAGACGAGCTCGGTGCTATGTTAGATAGATACCAGGTAGAGCAAGGTAACTTAGAACACGAATTCATACCCTGTAACATAGAGACAGGAAGAGGAGTAGGAGAGAGTGCAGATGGGCTACATTGGCGACTTGATTGCCTGAACAGCTGCCTAGGGCCCTTACAGCCCTCATTCGTAGTGGTAGCTGCTTATGTTAACACTGGTAAGACATCGTTCTTAGCTAGTGAGGTAGCCCACATGGCTCAACAGATTACAGATGGTACAGTACTGTGGTTCAACAACGAACAACAAGAAGGGTTCTTAGTACATAGGATATGGTCCGCCGTACTAGAATGTTCATGGGAACAAGTACTAGACAATTATGAAAGGGCAGAAGCTGCCTACACGGAGAAACTGGGCGGAGACCCTGACCGTATAAGATTATTTGATGTACGTGGTAAGGGGTTACCTTACATTAAGCGTATGGCTAAGAAGTATAATGCTAAGTTAGTCATTATAGATATGATAGATAAGTTATCTACCAAGACTATAAAGAACGGCAACATGGCAGACCAATTAGAGCGAGTATACTCTGATGTGAGAGACTTTGCAACTGTTACGTGTCCTGTAATAGCATCATCGCAGACCGATGCTACTGTAGTAAACACTGACAGAGTAACGCAGACTGTCACACATCAACGATACATAGCGATGCACCAATTGAAGGGATCGCATGTCGGTAAACAGGGCACATCTGATGCTATCATTACGATAGGTAAAGATGATGAATATCCAAAAACAAGGTACATAAGCGTTCCTAAGTCGAAGACAGGACGTAGTGTACAGCAGGAGGTTACATTTGATGGCAAACGATCATTATATTACCAATAGGGCTGATGCCTTAGATGACGATGGCGAGACTGAGTATTTTAAGATAACTAGTGTCCCTCTAAAGAAAACTAATCATGTGATTAAGTTGTTAGCGGCAATTGAATATGATAACTTAGGGTATGCACCCTTATTAGAACTACTGGAGAATGCGTCAGTAGAAGACAGCGTAACCATACAGCTAGCCGGACCAGGCGGTAGTGTGGATACAGGTATAGTATTAGTTAATGCTATCAGAGACTGTAAGTGCGGAGTAGACATAGTCGTAGTAGGTAGATGCTTTAGCATGCATGCCTTATTAGCAGTATCAGGTTCATCTCTTAAGATGAAACCCAACACATGGCTTATGTTTCACAACTATAGTGGAGGAGAGAGCGGTAAAGGTACCGAGATGTTCGACGCTACAATCGCAACGTATAAGCATATACACGAGTTCTTTGACGATATGGCCGTACCATTCCTCACACCCGAAGAGATCGGGCAGGTGAAGAGCGACAAGGATGTATACGTAAGGGCCAGCGACAAAGATTTGCAGAAACGTATTAAGAGGCATTATAATGCAAAGCAGAGCGGTGGACAATAATGAGGGCCGATGTCCAAACTGCGGAGACCAGGTTACTCCGGGAGACGATACCCAATGGTATTGCGAAGTTTGTGCGTGGGATGGGTTCTATAACGAAGAAGATCCGTTCAATGGCACGTTATGGGAGAGGATAGATGAAGACACTAGTGATTAGTGAAGTAGTAATGGGCATATTAGAGACAGCTGAAGAAGCTATGGCTCTATGTAGGTGTCCTAGGTGTGGGTTTATATGGGATCTTGATGATCCAAACCCCTTATGTTATAATTGTAGGAGTGATGAGAGCTTATGAAAAATAGATATTGTATATTCGATCTAGAAACTACTAGCATACATTCATTTAAACGATTCTGCAACCCGTTCGACAAACGAAATAAGATGGTAGTAGTAGCGTCACTGCTACAAGGGAACGACCCTGAGTTGTTGTATGAGGTAGATGGAGTAGATCCTGTGAACCTACCATGGAAGGAATTTAACTTCTTAGTAGGCCATAACCTTAAGTTTGATCTACTATATATATGGGATGATCCAGACTTCCAGCAGTGGATAAGTGATGGTGGCAGGATATGGGATACGATGACGGCTGAGTACTTACTCACCGGACAGTTCCATACATACCCCTCATTAGACTCACTGACTGAGCAGTACGGTGGAGATTTAAAAGATGATAAGGTAACCCAGATGTTCAAAGCAGGGTTCGGTTCTGACGAGATAGACCCAGATATATTATTACCATACGCCGAGGGCGATGTTATAAATACTGAGACTATATTCCTTAAACAGACAGAGAAGGCACGCAAAGACGGCATGCTTAACTTAATATTGGCACACATGGAGCATTACTTGGCTCTCTGTGAAATGGAGTCTAATGGATTGTACTTTGACCTAGAAAGAGCGGCAGTGCTCAAGGTCCAGTACGAGAAAGACATAAAGCAACAACTAATAGACATAGCGTCCTGTGTCCAGGGACATTGGACAGTGAAGATACCATTTAACCCAGCATCTGATGAGCATATCAGTGCAGTGTTATTCAACTCACCTATCACCATGGATGAGGTGATACAGCTGAAGGATGACGATGGAGAGTTCTTACGGTACGGTCCTAAAGCACAACGTGCTGGTGAGATTAAGACTAGGAAAGAAAAGAGAACGTACGTGAACCAAGGCCTAGGAGTGCCATTAAGGTACTCTAGACCGATGAAGAAGAAAGGGGTATACAGTACCGATCATAAGGCACTAAAGGCCATTAAGCACGCTGAGGAGGCGTCTGGTGAGCTTATAGACCTACTGATCAGCTATAGAGGCTCAACCAAGTTCTTAAACACCTATCTATATGGTCAGAAGTGGAAGAACAAGACAGAATATGATGAGACTGGGCTAATGCCCTTGGTGCAGCCTATAGACGGCTGCGTGCATCATACCTTAGATACTGTTCAAACCAAGACTGGTAGGATTAATAGTAAGAATCCTAACGGACAGAACATACCGAGAGACCTACTACAGTTATTTACTAGTAGATATGGGGATGAAGGTGAGATAATCGCTGTAGATTATAGTCAATTAGAGATAAGAGTACAGGCATATCTGACACAAAGTGTGCAGATGATGCAAGATATACGAGATGATGTCGACTTTCATGCATTAAGATTGTCATATGCAGTTGACAAACCCTATGAAGATGTGTTATACTTAATAGAGACAAGTGGGGAGTGGAAGGAGAAACGAAAGAAAGCTAAAGTTATATCCTTTGAGAAAGCTTACGGTGCTGGGACTATAAAGATCTCAAACACTACTAAGCTACCACTCGAGACGGTAGAGGCTATATTTAAGAAAGAAGATGAGAGGTACCCAGAAGTTGAACAGTTTTATAAAGCTAGGTTTAGAGAGATTAAAGATAACCGTATCCCGACGGATAAACTTATATTTATTCGGGACAAGAAGACAGGGGACACTATTACCCGTCCCGGTCATTATCAAGGAATCGGATACTGTAGAGGCATTACGGGTAAGAAGTACCACTTCTACGAGAAGGCGGTCCTAACTAAGTTTGGCAGTGTGTTCACATACTTCCATCCACCGGATGTATATAACTTTCCGGTACAGGGGTTAGCGGCAGACATAGTGTCTATGCAAACGGGACGATTGTACAGGTTTTTGAGACAACATAAAGATAAGTGTAGAATGATTAACGAAGTGCATGATGAGATAGTGATAGATATGAAGACAGAGTTTGCGGATGAATTGATACCGCACATTAAAGAGATACTAGAGGACGTGCATAGTGGTTTCGTGAAGCAGTTCGGCACTAGTTTCAACGTGCCTATTAAGGTGGATATAGAACGGGGTAAATCCTGGGGAGATTGTAAATGAACGCAGGTGAAAAGAACGGTAGAGCTAAACTGACTGAGCAAGATGTGATTGACGTAAAAGAACTACTGAAAATGGGATATACGCAACGACGGGTTGCTGAAATGTTCGGAGTATGGTCTAGTACCATATGTTATATTAATCAGGGGAAACTCTGGAAATGCCTAGACGAGGAGAATGAAGATGAATCCGAAGAAGTTAAGTGAACATGGATATATATATCTATCGAGTCCGTACTCGGATGAGCTGTCTTACCATAGAGAGAATAGATATCGTAAAGTATGTAGAATAGCAGGTTATCTGTTAGGCCAAGGGTACGTAGTACATTGTCCGATAGCTGAGAGCCATGCCATTTCTATATATAGTAGTGAAGCCCGAGGTTTAACACATGAACAGTGGATGATTAAAGACTTAGCACAGTTAGAAAGATCAGACTCGTTGTTCGTAGCAATGATATCAGGATGGAGAGAGAGTACAGGAGTTACCGAGGAGATAGAGTTTGCTAAAGATTTAGGCATACCTATTAAATATGTAACAGAACAGGGGAAGATAACGAATGACTGCAGTTAAAGACGACAACGGTAAGCCACCAGTAAGGTACTTCTACTTTGCAGGGCTAGCAGCGATGCGACCAGAGAACTCGGCAACTAGAGTGTTGGCGCTCGGCTATGAAGATTTAGTCAAGGCGTTGATTGACAAAGAACGTACAGGAAAGAATGAATGTGTTAAACTAGCTGAGATAACACTCGCTAGCATGGCACATAGTTTTAAGATACCTCCGACTGAGGTGTTGAAAGAAGTGAGTTACGTGTCTAAGTTAGGCGCAGATAAATACGGCATATTTAATTACCAATCTGGTATGAAATGGTCACGTTTAGTCGATGCGTTGGGCAGACACTTACTGCATTATACTACCGAAGATTTCATAGACGAGGAATCGTTAATGGATCATAGGTATCACATGTTAGCTAATTTATTCATGTTAGCTTATTTTATTGAAAACCAAGTCGGTGACAACGACTTAAAGGAGACCACAAATGAGTAGTAAAGTATTCCAGAAGTTAAAGACTAAGTTTAAGAGCACAGCTCCTGAAGAGATGTCTTTACAAGAGTATGTTGATGCGGTAGCAACCGATCCAACATTGTATGCATCACCCGCTTCACGGCTGTTGAAAGCAATAGGTGAACCCGAACTGATCGACACGTCTAAGGACGATAGGTTAAGTAGGATCCATCGTAACAGAACGATTAAAAAGTACGCTCCCTTCACAGATTTCTATGGCATGGAAGAAGTGATCGAGAGAGTAGTATCATTCTTTAAACATGCGGCACAAGGGCTAGAGGAATCTAAACAGGTACTCTATCTGCTAGGGCCAGTCGGATCAGCGAAGTCATCGCTAGCTGAAAGACTTAAAACATTAATGGGTCAAGAACCAATCTATGCATTGAAAGGTTCACCCATTCAAGAGTCCCCACTCGGGTTATTCGGGGTGGACGATGCCGAAGCGTTAGGGGTACCCGAACGATACCTACGTTTCCGCGCATCGCCTTGGGCAATGAAACGACTTGAGGAGTACGGCGGTGACATCTCCAAGTTTAAGGTAGTGAAGCTGTATCCTAATGAAGCGTACCAAATAGGCGTGTCTAAGACAGAGCCAGGCGACGAGAACAACCAGGATATATCTACACTAGTAGGTAAGGTTGACATTAGAAAGCTAGAGCATCTATCGCAAGATGATCCAGACGCATACAGCTACAGTGGTGGTCTCTGTAAGTCTAACCAGGGTATCTTAGAGTTTGTAGAGATGTTCAAAGCACCTATTAAAATGTTACATCCATTGTTAACAGCTACCCAAGAGGGTAACTACAAAGGTACTGAGGCTATTCCAGCCATACCTTTCGACGGGTTGATCCTAGCTCATAGTAATGAGTCAGAGTGGGATACGTTCGTTAGCAATAGAAACAATGAAGCATTCCTTGATAGGATTTCAATTGTACGCGTACCGTACTGCTTACGCATAGACGAAGAGAAGCAAATCTATGAGAAACTAATACAACATAGTAGTCTTAGTGATGCGCCCAAAGCGCCGGGTACTTTAGACATACTCGCTAGGTTCTGTATCTTGTCTCGTTTAGACGAGCCAGAGAACTCTAAGGTAGAGTCTAAGATGCAAGTCTATAATGGTGAGAACATCAAGTCGAAAGACCCACATGCTAAATCATTACAAGAGTACAAGGAAGGATCTACTAGGAGTGAAGGCTTCGAGGGCATGTCTACACGACAAGCGTTCAAGATACTATCTAAGGTGTACAACTATGACATTGAAGAGGTAGCAGCTAACCCAGTACATATGTTAACCGTACTACGTCAGTTCATCGAAGAGATAGACTGTGGTGATGAGGAGAAGATTGCAGCGTTCACTACGCTAGATGATTACTTAATGCCTCGCTACTGTGCTAAGCTTAAGAAAGATATTCAGACTGCGTACCTAGATAGCTACGACGAGTTCGGACAGAGTCTATTTGATAGGTACATACTATTTGCTGATCATTACATTCAGGATAAAGACTATCGTGATGCTGACACAGGTCAGATGTACGATACTGAAGCCCTGAATCAGGAGCTCGAGAAAATAGAGAAGCCTGCAGAGATATCTAATCCTAAGGATTTCCGTAACGAGATAGTTAACTTCTCATTGAGACATGCTAGTAAGAACAACGGAGACAATCCGAAGTGGACTAGCTACGAGAAGATCCGTGAGGTGATCGAGGCTAACATGTTTAGTAAGACTGATGATCTATTACCTGTTATATCCTTTACAGGACAAGGTAGCAGAGAGAGTAGAGGTAAGCATACTGAATTCATTAGTCGTATGCAAGAGAGGGGCTACACTGAACGACAAGTACAGTTAGTAGTTGAATGGTTCATGAGATATAGTAAGAGTGTATAGATATAGCCGATCAGTTTAACATAGACCAATCGACTGTATCTGATTTAAAAACAATGAGGAGAAGATGTAGTGGCTAGAGTAATCGACAGACGACCGCAAGGTAAGTCACCTTCGGACGGTAATCGCAAGAAGTTTCTTGATAGGTATAAGAAGTACGTAAAGGAAGCAGTAGATAATACTGTGGAGAATAGTAAGATTAAGGATATCAAAGAGAAACGTAAAGTGAAAGTACCTATTGATAGGGTAGACGAGCCTTCATATGCTGAGGACACGAGTACAGGTGTACATAGACGTGTGGCTACAGGTAACGATCGCTTCACTAAGGGCGATACGATCCAGAAACCTCCTGGTGGCCAAGGCAAAGGCAACGGTGCGGGTAACAGTGGCGAGAGTGATGAGTTCTTTGAGTTTACTCTTACTAAAGACGAGTTCTTGAATATATTATTTGAGGACATGTGTCTACCTAACTATGTGAAAGAGAACTTGAAGACAGACTTCAAAACTAAACGCATACGTGCAGGCTATACTAAAGAGGGTGTCATCTCTCGGCTAAACGTCAAGAAGACGGTGGAAGCCTCACTAGGCAGACGCATAGCCCATAAGGGTAGCATCAATAGACGTATAGAAGAGGCAGTGACTGAGCAAGAGCGGGAGGAATTAGAAAAGAAGAGGGTTCCCTTCATTGAAGATGTAGACCTTCGATACAATCTATACCAAACGATTCGATATCCAGTCAAGTCAGCAGTTATGTTCTGCTTGATGGATGTCTCGGGCTCCATGGGAGAGGACCGTAAGGACCTAGCCAAGAGATACTTTCTACTACTATACTTATTCTTAGAGCGTGAGTATGATAGAGTAGACATCAGATTCATTAGACATACACAGGACGCTGAAGAAGTATATGAAGAAACGTTCTTCTACGGAGATAAGAGTGGTGGTACTGAGGTGTCATCATGTTACAAGAAGATGTTAGAGATCATTAAAGAAGAGTATGATCCCAACATATATAATATCTACGCAGCGCAGGCGAGTGATGGGGATAACTGGGGATATGATAACGAAGTTCTAGTACCTCTGTTAATACAAAAAGTACTACCTGTGGTACAGTACTTAGCCTACATGCAGGTAGGAGATGAGGATAGCATGGACCATCAGCATAACTTACAGAATGCTTCGTCCGCTTACGCAACGTTCTACAACCACGATACATTATACAACGTGTACGAGCCACTAGTGGCACAGTACGATCATTTTAATCAAGTGCATGCTAACAACAAGGAAGAGGTTTTCGCAGCATTACGGGGGTTATTTACTAATGAGTAAACTATTATATACAGGCAGCGCTTGGAGCTTAGACTTAATCGATGAGTTATGGGAGGTCATCAATGGGATAGCCTCTGATAAGTATGGTCTAACGTACTACGAGCCGCAGATAGAGATTGTAACTGCAGATCAAATGCTTTATAACCATTCGATGAATGCATTACCACTACTGTATAAGCATTGGTCGTACGGTAAGAACTATATTGAAGCTGAGAAAGCTTACAAGAAAGGACAGTCTAGCATAGCATATGAGACTATCATTAACACAGACCCTATGATTACGTACATCATGGAGGATAACTCAGCTACTATGCAGGCTACAGTGTTAGCCCATGCAGTGTGTGGTCACGGATCATTCTTTAAGAATAACTATTTGTTTAAAGAGTGGACAGATGCTGAAGGCATCGTGGACTACCTAGTATTTGCTAAGCGATACGTAGAGAAAGCTGAGGAATTATACGGTGCTGATACAGTAGAGAAGTTCCTGGATGCAGCTCACTCCATGTGGTTGTACGGTATTGATAAGTATAAGAGACGTAGACATGACAAACCCTCAGTCATTGCGGGTAAGTATGAACAGTGGTTAGCGTATGAACAAGAAGTAACTGATGCCTTCTGGGATGACATGTTCAAACCAGATAGAGAATACAATGATGCATCAGAGATATTTGATTGGCCTTATCCTGAGGAGAACATACTATATTTCATGGAGAAGAATGCTCCACACATGGAGACATGGAAGCGTAAGATACTACGCATCGTGCGCAAGACAGCACAGTATTTCTACCCACAGATACAGACTAAGTTAATGAACGAAGGCTGGGCATCGTTCTGGCACTACACGTTGATGACCGACCTCTACGAGGAAGGATACATTGATGAAGGTAGTTACATGGAGTTCTTAGATTCACACACAGGTGTGACTAACCAATTCGGAATCAGTGACGTAGTTAGGTCAGAGTTCACATTGAATGCTGGGATAGGTAGTATGTTACCACCCATTAACCCATATGCTTTAGGATTTAAAATGTTCCAAGACATTAAGAGAGCTTGTGAGAATCCTACGGAGGAAGACTACAAGACTATGCCGTTGGTAGCGGGCAAGCCATGGCTACCCACAATGATGGAGATAATGGAGACGTTCAAAGATGAGAATTTTATTCTAGAGTTTCTAAGTCCCAAGGTCATCAAAGAGTTACAGCTATGCTGTATTGAAGATGACGCTAGTCGAAAGGTGTTTGAGTTTATTCACATCCAAGACGATGAGGACTACAGAAAGATTCGTAAGCATTTAGCAGCGCAGTATAGATTTGACAATCTCGTACCGCACATTGAGGTCATAGGTTTTAACAAAGCTGATGATCGCACGCTACACTTACGTCACACGGTAGTAGAAGGGAAGTTACTACATTCGGATATGGAGAAAGCAACTACGAAGTATGTACACAAAATCTGGGGATATCCTGTGGAGCTCGACAAGGTCGATGCCTCTGGCACGATGCTCGGACGAAGTAAACGTACTTGGTAACAACAGAGAGGTAATAGTACCATGGTAAATAAATTAATCAAGCTCATATCTGTGCAAGCAGAGGCCGACATCACAAAACGTGATGGTGGAACTTACAGAGGAGCACTGTTAGTGTACGAGTCGGACGGCAAAACGCAACAGAAAGGTATACATGAATCCGTTCTTAAAACCCAACCGGAATTGGCCGGTAAGATCAAAGGTCTGGAAGACAAGCCAGGTCAAGAGGTCACACTACAACTAGAGAAGAAGGGGGCGTTCTGGAATGTGAACGACATCCTACCAGCATCATCTGCCGGTACGTCTAGTGGCTTTAGTGGGGGAGGCTCCGGCGGCGGAGGCGGTGGTGGTTTTAAATCATCTAAGCCACGTGGTGGGGGATATACAACGCAAGATACTGCACGTATCGCACGGGCTACAGCTATCACAGCTGCTGCGACTGTGGCTAAGAGTGCCGACGAGGTGTTAGAGTTAGCAGAGAAGTTTGCTGCCTTTATAGTAGAACCACTAGGCATAGACACGGTAGGCGAGTCCGTAAAGACAGCCGAAGCTGAGGTAGAGACTAAAGCTGAGGTGAAGGAGGATAGCAATGGCAAGCTTCCGTTCTAAGAACAAGCGTGCACTTAAGGTAAAGGAGTTCCCGGACATGAGATTGTTCATGTCTGCGGGTCTCCGCTACTCACTGGGCCGCAAGACTTATGCCCCTAGTTTCTTTATGGGATACTTAAGAGAGAACATAGATCTTTTCCATGTCTACTCTCTAGAGATATTCGAGAGAGATCTACAAGACTTTGTAGACCAGTACTGGGAAGATGATGACTGGACTATCCGAGAGAATGTCTTTCAGGCTAAAGAGTTAATCGAATCAATTAAAGAGAGGTTATAATTATGACGCACATAGCAACAGCGAAGAGTTCACACTACTGGTGCGATGGTGTTGAGTACGACATTGGTGTACCGAGTAAGAGAGTGAAGGAAGATATATTATTTGAATTCCAACTCCCTACTATACAGAGATTTCATAGTAAATCTAAGAAAGATGACCACTGTCCTTGGGCTAAGTTCCAGAGGTATGTTACTAAGCAACTGAAGAACAAGAAAGGCATTGATCCCTTCGCTGCAAATATATCGATATCCGATATAGTAGTGACTAAGAATACCGCTACCGAACTTAACCAGGCAGTTATTAAATGGTTACCTAAGTGGAAGAGCTACATGCAGAATGGCGATAGAAGATTTAGCTCAACCTATGGTATGCTACACCTATCAGTAGCGCCCGCTTCATCTACTGCCGACTTCTTAGAAGACGGTAAAGTATATGTATTTTATTCACCAGCCATGACAATAGGAACTCCGTAATGAAACATTTATTAATCGATGGTGACATCTTTGTGTACAGAGCAGGGTATGCTGTACAAAGTAACGATGACAACCCACCTGTATCACATGCACTGCAAGCAGTGAAGATGATGTTAAATAATCTACATCATAAGAACGCAGTAGGTGCAAAGGATCTGGAGCAGTACCAGACAACTATATTCTTATCTAGTAATGATAGAACTAACTTTCGTTATAATATAGCTAAGACTAAACCCTACAAAGGTAATAGGAAGAGGGAAAGACCTATACATTTCGACGCCATACGTGAGTACTTAGTGGAGCACCACGATGCTGTCATGGTAAGCTACTTAGAAGCTGATGATGCCTTAGGCATAGCACAGATGAGGGAATCCTTCGGCAGGCCCAACAGTCCGTTCGGACATATGTTCCCGGCCAAAGAGAACACTACAATAGTAACAATAGACAAGGACTTAGATCAGATACCGGGGTGGCACTATAACTTCGTAAAGGATGAACGATATTATGTCTCGAAGCGTCAGGCTTACGAGAAGTTTTGTACCCAGATGTTGACAGGTGATGCTGTCGATAACATCATAGGGATAAAAGGAGTAGGCCCAGTGAAAGCAGCAGCTATCATGGACGCCTGCAAGGGCAATAAGACACAGATGATACAAGATGTATACGATGTATATCTAACGATCCATGATGAAGATTACTTCATGGAGATGGCTCATCTGCTGTGGATCAGAAGACAGGATGGAGTAGAATGGCAACCAGATCTAAACACCTTACGAAAGAACAGGTCGCGCGTACACTTGGTTTCAAAAGTGGCCTCGAAGAACGGATCGCCGATCAGATTCGGACAAAAGAGAGGACAGTCAAGTACGAAACAATGAAGATAAAGTTTGTACAACCGGTTAAGAACCGCACGTACACGCCTGACTTTGTCTTGAAGAACGGCATAGTGATAGAGACCAAGGGTCGCTTCACCGTGCATGACAGGCAGAAGCATATCATGGTCAGGAATCAATACCCTGACTTGGACTTACGTTTCGTGTTCACGAACCCGAAGCAGAAGTTATTCAAAGGAGCCAAATCCACTTATGGTGAGTGGTGTGATAAACACGGGTTCCTATATAGTAAAGAGGAGATACCTAATGAGTGGTTTGAAGAATAAACCGAGGATATTATTTTATGATATCGAAACTAGCCCCTTGGCAGCATGGGTCTGGAGACCAGGCAAGCAGGTCGTAAGACATGGTCAACTTATGAAGGGCCATACTCGCTATGGTATCATATGTATTACCTATTGTTTCAACGATGGTAAGCCAGCTAAAGTTATAAGCTGGGACTTCCAGGAGCAGGATACTGCCAGGGTAGTGTCAGATTTTGACACTATTGTACGAGAATACAACCCTGACGTGATCATAGGTAAGAATTCAGATAGGTTTGACAACAAGCATCTGAATAGCGTACGTATGTATGAAGGCTTAGATGCTTTCCCTGAGTTCATGGAGATGACAGATGATTTAGAGAAGCAGATGCGTAAGTACTTTTACCTACCATCATACACTCTAGACTATTTCTCTGAAGAGCTAGGGCTAGGTGGCAAGATGAAGATGTGTTTCCAAGATTGGATCGACATCATTACTCGTTGCCCCGAGCAGGGAGAGAAATCTCTCAAGAAGATGTGCACATATGGTAAGAAGGACATCGTGGATACACGTGCCTTATGGAACCATTGTATTGCTCACTGTAAGCCTAAGTTTAATGCTGCAACCAAGTTAGGTATGCGTGCATGTACTAACTGTGGTAGTGAAGATGTCAGGAAGAATGGTACACGTGTCTCAGGCAAGACAACGTATCAGAACTTTTATTGTAACAGCCATCATGGTCATGCAGGTAAGGCACCTGTCAGCATGAAGGGCACAATTGGTAAGATAGGAGCATGAGTATGAAACCGATTAGAACATGTACTTTTGAGTTAATTCCGACCGAGGCGCTAGATGTTTTTAAATTCAAGTATAGAGCATCAGATGTAGATTTCAGTGATGATTTTGAATCACATATATTGACAGTCAAAGCATCACGTGTACATATAGATCATTTATTTGATGAGTTACAAGTTGAATTACAAAATCATAGAGAATATTTTATGGATACTGTAGTAAAAGATTGTGAACGATTTGGATTTGAAGTAATAGATACAGGAGAATACGAATGAAGAGACCACACCAAGAAGTTAAGTTTGACGATGACGCTAGAGAGAAGATATCCAAGGGTGTTAACTTATTAGCGGACGCTGTGGAGGTTACCTTAGGACCAGGCGGTAGGCACGTAGCCTTCGAGCCAGGTCCAGGAGCCTTCGCTGTTACTAAAGATGGCGTGACTGTAGCCAAGTCTATACAAAGACTTGAAGATCCCTTTGAGAACATAGGAGCACAGATGGTACGCCAGGCTGCCCAGCGAACAGCTGAGATAGCAGGGGATGGTACCACTACAGCTACTGTATTAGCTAGGGCTATCTTTAATGAAGGTAAGAAGGCCATAGCATCAGGTGCTAACGTTGTCAATGTCAAGAAGGGTATTGATAAGGCAGTCCTTGAAGTAGATAAGTTTATCGATGAGCACGCACGACCGTGCAAGACTAAGAAAGAGTTAACGCAGGTAGCTACTATATCAGCTAACTCTGATAAGAGGTTAGGTGAGATGATTGCAACCGCTAAGCATAAGCTAGGCGAAGATGCAGCTATCACCGTAGAGATGGGGAGGCAGGGGGAGACCAGTATAGAGTACGTCGAAGGACTACGCTATGAAGAAGGCTTTGCCTCACCTTATTTTGTAACCAATCAAAGGAACATGCGTGTGGAGTATGAGGATGCTTACATTATGTTGGTAGACTATAAGATACATACCATACATGAGCTTAAAGATATCCTGAATGAGATAGCTCCTACGGGACGCCCTCTCCTACTGATTGTAGATAAGTATGAACCAGAGGTAGTCAACGCACTTGCTATTAACAACATGCAAGGTACTATTAAAGTATGTGCTACTCCATTTCCTATGGGGTTCGAAGAAGATGGTACTGAGTTAGCTAAAGATCTGGCAGCTCTCACAGGAGCTACCGTACTAGGTCCTAACACTGGTGTCGATGCTAGGTCATGTAAGTTAGAACACCTGGGCACAGCTAAGCGTATCGTAGTAACGCGTAACGATACTACTATTGTAGGTGGTGCAGGCAGTAAGAAGGACGTTAAGAATAGAATCTCTCAGTTACGAGACTATATGGAGAAGATGAAGGACGTTGCAGGTGCAGAACGTCTAAAACCCTACTTACAGGGCCGTATATCTAAGCTTATAGGCGGAATCGCTGTAATCCGCGCTGGAGGCTCTACAGAGCTCGAAATGAGAGAGGCTAAGGATCGCATAGACGACGCTGTTTTCGCCGTGCAGGCGGCATCCTCAGAAGGATTTGTTCCGGGAGGTGGCAGTTTATACGTCAAAGCGTCACATATCCTCAAAGATATGAAGGGATCCAACGCAGATGAGGCAGCTGGCGTTAAAATCGTAGGTAAAGCACTGACTACACCTTTAGCACAGATAGCTAAGAACTCTGGGTATGAACCTATGCTTGTAGTGCAGGAAACCTTAGGGTTACCTATGGTAGAGCAAGGATTCAATGCAGCTAACGGTGAGTACGAGAACTTAGTGACAGCTGGGGTTATCGATCCAGCTTTGGTTCTTAAACAGGCATTAAAAAACGCCGCTAGTGTTGCGACGTTATTGCTTACGACCGAGGCCGTGATTGTAACTGATTTCAAGGATGATAGTTGATATCTAGAGACACCAGGGGGCTAGTGATATCTAAACATATCAGGCTAGCTCTCCTAATACTACTACAGAATAGTAGTGTGGGGTATAGGATGTTGAATTAGATATATTACGTAGCTTTATATCTACGTACGTAGTTGTGGTAGACTCGACTATAATGTATCTATCACCATTCGCTCCAGTCTGATCAAATGAGGAGTGAGTAGCTTCTACTGCGTAGTTAGCTGACGACATAGGTTCAGTAAAGTTAAGGCGTAGATGTGACCCAGCAGCAGTGATGCTTGATATATTATATAGGTACTGTCCCGAGAACGCACTGAAACATACTGCTTTAGGTATCAATTCACTGTTGTGCATAAGAGATGGTGATATTACTTTACTACCAGAAGCACTCTTGATCTCTACAGACGAAGCTGAATCAGCTGTGTAGACACCAAAGCTTAGGTTACCACTACCATCTGTTTGTAGTACTTGATCACTAGAGCCATCGTTAGCGGGGTACTTCAAGCTACTTATGTATACGTTACTACCCTTAGAATTAATATTGAAAGCAATATCTGTATCAGAACCAGCGGCTGCTATGGTAGGACCATTGCCCGTGGCCGCATTGGTTATATCTAAATAGTTAACAGCGCTTGTTGATGTATTAAAGATTAGGTATTCATTGCCACTATCATCGTGGAAACCATCACCGCTCTTGAATCTAATACTATAACTGTTAGCGTCCAGAGCTGCCCCTAACTGGGGAGTAGCGTCTGGTAACCAGAAGGAACCATTAGCAATCCATGATAAGGTACCCGCACCGTCTGTGCCTAGCACATAGTCTGCAGGGCCATCTACTCGAGGCCAATTGAGTCCGTCTAATATGATGTGACCATCCCCATCCGGAGTGATAGGTATATCTCCAGCAGAGCTTGAGACTATGCTATTACCGTTCACATCCAGAGCAGAATTAAGTATGGCTGGATCTACTATAGAATTAATGTTATCTATCGTATGTAATGTAGTGCCTGAAGCATTCTTAATTACAAATCTATATTGAGTATCCTCTTCCATGTACACCTTAGCTTCTTCAATAGAATCTAATTGTATAGGGTTGGGGTTTTTTATTGTCAGTTTACTATCGAAGTAGGTAGCTTGCACCGTAGTAGAAGCGCCTGATTCGTACGTCGTGACGTTGTCTGCGTCCGGTAATTGTAATAGAGGTGTAGGTCCAAGCTTAGCCATTATGCAAGATCTCCGTATGCGATAGCTGCGATAGATGTGATACCACTCTCGCCTAGTGCGCCACCAGATATATCCCAAGAGTATACTTGTGATGTAGTAGTAGACGCATTGACTTTATGTAGAAAGATGAGGTCACCTGAGTTGACAACAGAACCAGTAACTGGAAAGTTAATATCACTGAAGGTCACTGACCATGTGATTGTGAAATCACCTGTACCATTATCTGCTACACTATCTACATTGTAAGAGGATAGTAGAGCACCAGCATTATTGAACACGCACCATGCTTTAGCTGCTGCAGGGTGGTAATGTAAGTTCTCAGGCGTGGCAAATACTGTAGTAGAAGCTGCTGCTTCCATCTCTGCTTGAGAGGCCGCTACTGTGACACTACCCAACGATAAGGTACCAGCTCCATCCGTCTTAACGACATCATTAGCTGATCCATCTGCTGTAGGGTACGCTAGACCATCTATAGTGACAGCTCCTGTGCCTTTAGGGTCTATATTGAGGGGTATATTACTATCACCGCCTGTGGCTGCTATAGTAGGCCCTGTGCCTGTAACGGCGTTCGTGATATCAATCTGATTTACTGCACTAGCAGTCTTCTGAAAGACTATTTGCTCGTTGCCTGCATCATCATCGATACCTGTGTTATCATCGAACTGTATGTCATACGAGTTAGCATCTAAATCACCACCTAACTGTGGGGATGCATCGTTAACAACATCAGTACCTTGTGTTGTCCATGAGGTCTGTGCTGAGCCATCTGTCTTAAGCACTTGTCCAGTAGTACCATCAGCTTGTGGCCATTTAAGGCCATCTAATATAACATCACCTGTAGTATGAGGTGTGATAGCTATGTCACCAGCACTACTGGAAACTATACTGTTACCATTGACGTCTAAGTCTTGATCTAATGATGCATATACTGCGATAGGTCGGTAGGGATCTACCGTACGTACTGTCGTACCACTGCTGTCTTTAATAATAATCTTATAAGCTACGTCTGTTTCGAAGTAGCGTACTGCCTCACCATTAGCATCTAATGTAAATGAGGTAGCCGTACCTGCTTCTGCGGCAGTCGTGTACGAGTTCTTAGTACTTGAAGTACCTGTAATATATGTCTCTACTGTACCACTAGCTAACACTGTACCATCAGTGTCATATGCTT